CTCCCGACAGCCGACCAGGACGTTTTGATTCCGATGGGGTCGGCGGTAGGTGATCAGTTTGTCGGGCTTGCATCGAAGCAGGGGACATACAACGTAACCCGTGCGCCAGGGTCAGCGATGTCGGCCAGTGCGGTGTTCAGTGCCAACGGTTCTGCGGCAGAGTTTGGGGAGATGCTGACGGCCCACGACGACACCCATTCCTCGGCTGGATCGGGAACGGTTGTGGATAGTGGGGCGTCATCCTCTAATGGCGGTACTGGTTATTGTCAACTGTTAAGCCTTGATTCTGGTAGTGTCACGGTAAACCTTCAGGAATCTACCTCTAGCGGTGGTTCATACTCCAACTTTATGACGTTCTCAACCGTGGCGGCGGCGGCGGCTCCGTCAGCGGAAAGATTAACGATGGAAGGAACAGTTCAGCGGTATATAAAAGTGACAACAACTGGCACATTTAGTAACGCAAAAATAGTAGTGGGATTCAGTAGGTCATAAGGAGGCCAACCGATGGCAAAGCAAACAGGTTTAGGCGACTACCTTGCGATAGACGACAGTGGCGGGACGGCACGGGACATAAGTAATGATTTGACGGACTACGGGATCAATATCGCCCAGGAGCTTATAGAGACGACAGGATTAGATAAGAGCGCAAGGGAGCGCATCACGGGGATGTCTGATTCCGACGTAACTATCACGGGGATATTCAATGCCGCAAGCAATAGGAGTCATGATGTATTCAAGACTCGGACAGGGACGAGGACTTTTGATCTCAGGGTCGGAGGCAATTCATCGAGCAATCCCAAACTGGCGATGGAGATGCAGGTAGCCTCGTACAACATCACCAGAGGAACGGATGGAGCGTTGGGGTTTTCAGCAGGCTTGAATCTGGCCGACGGCACTGTTCCCGTCTGGACCACAGTCTGATGGTAGTTGCTACTAACGGGATTAAGCCGTATGTGATCCAACGCCGCAGGGCGATTCTGGAGTTCGAGGAAATAGAATATGAGGGACTGCACGTTGAGGCTCGTCTCGATGTGGACCTCAGAACCTTCCTTGACCTTCAGTCCCTGGCCGGTGCGGGCGATGCCAATCCAAGCGATCTGAGGTCGGCGTTTTCTATGTTCGGGGATGAAATCCTACATAGTTGGAATATGACGGATGAAGACGGAACAGTTTTACCCGCTGACGCTTCGGGATTCCTGTCTTTACCGCCGGCACTGGCGACAAAGATTCTGGGTTCTTGGACAGAGGCGGCAACGACGGCGGGGGAAGTCTCAGCCTCGGCATAGCTAAGTGGAAGGCTGTTCGAGGCGGGACGAACAGGGACGGCACTTCAGTGGAGAAGCCGTGGGACCTGCAAATGGCAGAAATCGTTGATGGTCTCTGTCAGCGTTATAATTGCCTGCCGTCCCAGATAATGAACGAGGACGTTGGGGTGTTGCGGATGTTGGATATTGTGAGCCAGGGCAAGGTGGAGGAAGACCAGAGTGGCTAATACAATCTCAATTTCGGTTGACGCCGACACGAAGAAGGCTGAAAAGAGCGTCAAGGGCATGGGAGCCAAATTCCAGACAGCCATGAAGGGCGTTGCAGTGGCTGCCGGTGGATTGACATTAGCGGCAGGGGCGGCGGCTAAATTGGGGCAGGAATACCAGGAAGCAACCAACACCATAGCGGCAGGAACCGGAGCTACCGGCGAACAGCTTGAAGGGCTGACGCAGTCGTTCAGGGATGTTTGGGCCACTGTCCCGCAGGATTCGGCAACGGTGTCCTCTGCGATAGCTGATGTTAATACGGAACTTGGGCTGGAAGGCGAGGAGCTTGAAGCGGTAACAAAATCTTTCCTCGATGCTTCGAGGGTAATGGGCGAGGATGTCAACCCGCTAATTAAGGCGGTGACGGACAGCCTGATCGCCTTCGGTGAGGATACAGGTGGTGCAGAAATATCGCTTGATAGGTTGATGGTCGCATCTCAGGCGGTTGGTGTACCGATGACCAAACTTGCCGACACTGTCATTAAATTTGGCCCTCAACTAAATGCAATGGGCTTGAATGTCGATGAGGCTACCGCTTTGGTTGCCAACATGGAAGCGGCAGGGCTGTCAGCATCAAAGATGATGCCAGGTCTTAACACGGCTATTAAGAAGTTGGCTGATGAGGGTGTCGAAGATATCCGTGGCGGCCTGATGGATATGATTAACAACATTGAGAACGCCGAGAGCCAAAGCGAGGCAATGGCGATTGCTACGGATGCGTTCGGGGCAGGAGCAGGAGTCAGGTTCGTTGACGCTATCAATAAGGGTGTATTCTCGTTGGATGAGATGGTTACGGCAATGGAGGCAGGGGACGGCAAGGTTGCCGAAATGGCCGCATCTACCCTGACGATGTCGGACAAGTTTGACATCATGAAGAACCGAGCGAAAGAGGCAATGGTTCCAATTGGGGAATTTGCAACGAAGCTCGGACCTATTGTAATCATGGCTCCGGCGATTGCTACCGGCATCTCGGCAATGGCGGCGTCCCAGACATTATTAACGGCGGCGACCTGGCTCCAGACTGCGGCAATGACTGCACTGAATATTGCTATGGGGCCTATAGGGCTGATTATTATCGGAATAGTAGCCGCAATTGCAGGGATAATTCTGGCTATTAAGAACTGGGACAAAATCACCGCCGCATTCTCTAAGGTATGGGATACGGCATGGAGTACGATAAAGCGAGTCTTTGAGCCGGTCGTTGATTTCATAGAGGGCGTGATTGATGGGCCGTTCGGGTGGCTTCTCCCTGGCGGTTCGTTGATTAAGGGGCTGAGGCTTCTTAGAGACAATTGGGACACGATCTGGAACGGGATGAAAGCGACGGTCAGCCTGGTCGTGGACGGAATTAAGGGTTACGTCAACCTCCTGATCGGCGCATTAAATCTAATGATCCGAGGAGCTAATAAGATCAAGATCGAAGTACCGAAGTGGGTTCCTAAGATCGGCGGGAAGGGTTGGTCTCTCAACATTCCAGAAATACCGAGTTTGGCGGCAGGCGGGATAGTAACATCTCCAACGCTTGCAATGATCGGTGAGCGAGGCCCAGAGGCCGTAATACCGCTCAACAAGGCGGGCGGCGGCGGGATAACGATTAATATTCTTGGTCCGACTTACGGGTTCGACGATTTCGAGGAGAAGGTTAGCGAAGCAATAACCGACGGAGTCAGGCGTGGCGGGTTCAGTGGTATCCTGGCGACGGCATAGGGGAGTAACATGGCGAATGAATTTAAGCACGGAACCGTAGGCACGGAATTAACCCAGACCGAATGGGAAGGCATTGGGACTCACGTCCTCGACTCACAGGCTACGGGCGATATCGTTTATGCGGCATCATCGAGTCAGCTTAGGCGTTTGGGGATTGGATCGACAGGAGCCGTCCTTACCGTTACTGGCGGTGTGCCTGCATGGGATACGACATGGACTCCGACGGGCGACCTGATACCGTCGGCAGATGACACTTACGACCTCGGTTCGGCTGCGGCTGCATGGCAGGATTTGTTCCTTGAGGGCGACATCACAATGACAGATGCCGGCACGATTGAAACGTCGGCAGGTGCGCTTGCCGTTAATGGTGGCGGTGGATTAAACCTGCAAGAAGGCGGGGCCACGATTGTCAGCATCAGTGATGCACGTGTACTGGCAACGTCCAATACCGCCTCAGTAGATTTGGATGCAACGGGTGCAATCCAGGTCAACTCCAGTGGCGGGGCGATCAGTATAGGCAACGACAATGTAGATCAGGCGGTAAATCTTGCGACTGCCGGCACAAGGACACTGAGCATCGGCATTGATGACGGCACGGACGTCACTACGATTGACGTTAACGGAAATGTAACCATCAAAGGAGCGACGCCTTCCCTTATCATTGGAGACGGCGGTTCGGAGGACACTGCGGTGATCTTCGACGGAGGAACAGGGACGAACGAGGTGGACTGGCACCTGGCGAGGGACAACACCTACTCTTCCTTCACGATTGGAACGGGCCAGACTATCAACCACGCAGGAGCTAACCAGAGGATCAGCTTTCACGCTTCCAACATGAGACCATACGCCACGATTATGAGCGGGGCGCATACGGATGCATCGGAAGCGCACATTTACGGCCTCGGTGTCGGGTATGACCTGACGGCAGGAAACGGAGCAACGGGGTCTATAGCTCACGTTGCTATTGGAGCGCACGTTGGCGGTTCGATAACGACACAGGGTAACAGTGAGACGATCCCTATAATCGCCTCTCTCTACGTTGATGAGCCGGTTATAACGAATACCAGTGGTTCTGACACGATAACTGCAACGGCGTCCATCTACGTGGAAACTGTAGCGTCTGAAGGGGCAGACGATTATGCTATATTTGTTGATGCAGGGAACGTCCGGTTTGACGGTGCGTTAATGGTCGGCAATCCGACTGGAGGCATGAAGTCCACGGGAACGATTAACGCAGGAGCTTACTACGACGACAACAGCCAGATAACTGACTGGGTGTTCGAGGAATATTATGCCAAGGGTATGGAACTTACACGACGTTAAAACCACAACAAAGGCCGAACACCGACTGCCCTGGATGCCGACGGGTGAGGAATGGGAAGAGGAGCGGAACTTGGGCGGCATGATGACACGGTTGTGGGAAGGTCAGGAATTACAGCAATTATATATAAACGAATTGGAGAGCAGGATATCAGCTTTGGAACAGGAGGCGACAGATGGCTAGCGGAGACGTCACGATAACAGTTGCGGTTGAGGGTGGGGTTTCTAAGGCCTCTACGGTAAATTCGGCAACGAGGGTACTGGCTCTCGCCTACGAGACGGCAAGGGATTCAGGAATAGATACCGATGCTGAGTGGCAGGTATTGGTGGCAAATGAATTTGCCCAGACGATTGTCAGCAGGGCCAACAGGCGTCAACAGGATCAGCTTTCATATACTCCCAAGACATACACGGCGGCCAGCTAATGAATACACAAATTACCGACGCTGACCTTCAGACAATGTTGAGGGAGAATCCTTTGGCAGCGGAGCAGTTGCGACGTATAGTGGCAGAGCGTCAGCGGGACGAATTGTTGAGCCAGATTGCAGGGCAGAACGGGTCGAGCGCCGAGCCTGTAATCGAACCTTCCGAGGTGGTGAGCAGTGGCATCGGGTAGTTACACGCTACTCGTAGACTGGAACAACGACGGCGACTTTTCCGACGCTAACGAGGATGTTACGTCCGAAGTTTTGAATCTCTCATGGGAGCGTGGCAGGGATTACGCCAGTCAGTTACAGGGTAAATCCATTTCGGGAAAATTAACGGCGACCCTCGTTAACACCGGCGGTAAATACTCACCGTCCAACACTTCGTCGGCTCTCACGGGGAACATCCTGCCTGGTCGTACCGTTCGCCTACTGGCCGGCCCTGACGAAGCATTCCCTTACACGTTTCCGATTTCGTTCGAGGACAATATTAAGTGGCAGGGGAAGTTAGACCAAATCAGGCCTGCACCGGCGGCGTTGGGAATTAAAACCGCCAAGCTCACGGCGTTCGGGACGCTCGGATTCCTGAATCAATTTGAAGTACAGCTTGCATCGCAGACTAACCGCAGGACGGATCAGGCTGTCGGGGATATCCTAGACGATGTTGGATTGACAGACTCCGATGACAGGGATTTGGACACAGGGCAGACCACAATAAGCCGGTTTTGGATTGCAAAGAAAAAAGCCATTGATGCACTCAGGTTGGTCGAGGAAGCCGAGTCGGGATTTATCAAGGAAAGCAAATCAGGCCAGATCGCTTTTGAGAACCGTTTCCATCGGTTAACAGAGACAGCGTCCACAACCTCGCAGGCGACGTTCTCCGACGCTTCTGGGGCCACTAATAGTTATGTAGCAGTGGCACAGGCTGACCCGCTATCCACGATTGTCAACCATGTGGAGGCTACTGCCAGGACCTTTAATACAGCATCAGTTGCGGCCCTCTGGATTCATCCCGAAACAGGTTCAGCGTCTCCAACGCTTGCACCTGGCGAGGCCAAGACGTTTGAGGCCGAGTTTCCTAATCCTGATGCGGCCAACAACGCAATGGAAGTTGACGCCTGGACTACGCCGGCGGCAACGACTGACATTCTGGCGAATACCGCCTCAGATGGCACAGGCACAAACAAAACCAGTGATATCACCATAGCGGCCGCCAAAACCGCCGAGCGTATGGCGATCACGCTGACAAACTCGGCGACGGGTTCAGATGTTTACCTGACAAAGGTACAGGCCAGAGGCACGGCGGTATCAACGAAAAACCCATGTACCGTAAGGACAATTGATACGGCTTCACAGACTGCACATGGTGAACGAAAATATGTGGCCAAGACCCCATTTATCCCGACGACCTCAGAGGCTCAGGACTGGTGCGATTATCAAATATCTATCTACGGGACGCCGATTGAAATTCTAACGTTGAATATCAACGCCTCGGACGAGAACAACAGGTTCCAGGTTCTGGTTCGGGATATCTCAGACAGGATTACAGTGGTTGCCGGCAATGATTCCAAACTAGGTATCAACGCCGATTTCTTTATAGAACATGAGAAGCATACGGTGTCCGATGGTGGAACGAAACACCGCACGACCTGGCGGCTGTCTCCTGCATCGGGCGGGTATAGCCAGTTCTGGGTCCTGGGTACGTCAGTTCTTGGGACGAATACGGTTCCGGCATTCTAGGAGAGAATCATGGCATGGACGACACCGAAAAGTTGGACGAGTTCTATGGTAACTTCCGCATTGTTGAACATCCACATCAGGGACAATTTTTTGGCATTGTCTGGGCATGTACATAGCGGGAGCGCAGGGGATGGCTCTGCGACCCTCTCAGGCATCTCTATAGCGGCACTGGCTGTGCCTGTACTGGCAGACACCTCGGCCAGTCCCGATGCGGCAGGGGAGTTGCAGAGAAAAGGGAATAATCTTGAATGGTACAACGGTTCGGCGGTTGTCGGTCTTTACGCCGACGGAGCGGCAGGAACTGCTACACTAAGAACGCTTGGAACAGGATCGGCACAGGCCGCAGCAGGTAATCATAGCCACTGATGGGAATGACCACTGAGACGGCAAGGCCGATTTTGAGGCAAGCAAAGAAGCCTCCACCTCCTGAACTGATCCGGTTATCACGGATTCTGAGCAGGGGATTTGTGTATACGTTCCCGTTCAGATTTGCTGTACTGGAAGGAGGTTCATAATGGGTTGGACTACACCTAGAGACTGGACAGGCATTTCAAGCGATATCGTAACTTCTCAAATGCTCAACGTCGATTTGCGTGACAATCTTAATACACTCTCTACACATACTCACACAGGGGCGGCAGGGCAGGGTGGTACGACCATGACGGGCCTTACCCTGTCCGCTATCGGCATCCTCACGTTTGCCAATCAATCGGCGAATCCCGACGCCGCAGGGGAACTCCAGCGGAACGGTAACGATTTGCTCTGGTACGGGTCGGCAGTCCAGAACCTGACGGCGGCTGATGCCTCAGCGGGAACGGCATCACTCAGAACACTTGGCACTACGTCTGTAAAGGCGGCGGCAGGGAATCACACTCACGGGATTGATGATGTATCAAGTAGCGTCTACGTTTCTGGTCGTGGGTCCGTAAACGGAGTGGCGTGGCAGGACGTTGGCGAGTCCGTGACGACTAGTGAAAACACCCTCGGTGCGGCACAGTCTCCGACCTACTCAGGAGACAATATGGGCCGAGTGGCGAGTGGGTTTTGGGTTGGAGGTCATAACGACGATTCTGAGGGATTCGACTATACTCTTCGATTGTACATTGACGGGTCCCTCAAGGCTTCTACAACGACGACCCT